TTAATTATTTTATCCGGTAACAATAAATCTCCAACAAAATCTGCTAAAAATATAAAAGGGTCAATTAAAACTTCTTTTAATATTTTGACAGTTTCTTTTACCGTTGCAAGAATTTTTTGAGCTACGTTTGTTGATTCTTCTGTCCAAATTTTTGGTATACGTGTAATTGCTTTATATAAAGTTTCAAGTAATGCTAAGACTTCACCGATGCCCACCGCAAATCCTGCTACTTTTATACCTGAAAATATAACTTTTAAAAATCTGAACTTACCTAACAATCCGGCAATGATTGGTTCCAGTGGTTTAAATGCATCAATAATTTTGTTGATAACAGAACCTACAGATGTTCCAAAAGTTTTTATTTCACCCATTATTTTTAAAAATACATCTGATATTGGCGTTAATTTTTCAATAATTTTAGAACCTTCACTTATAATTACATTTGATAAATTACTTACATACTTTACACCGTCGTTTATTTTTTCTAAAAAAGTATCTATTGGTTTAATTATTTCACCTATTTTGGATGTAATTGTTTTAAAAACACCGCCTATTTCTTTTCCAGCATTTATAATTGATTCTGAGAAAGATTTACCTTCTAGTCTTAACACTTTGAAAAAGTCAACAAAATCTTCAAATGGCTTCATCAATTTAGATATATTCAAAGATTTAAACATATCACCTATAGAATTTCCCAATTTTTTAGCAGTATCTGTTACTCCTCCAATCATGTCGCCCATTTTACTAATTGTAGCTGGTATGTTACGAATTACAGCTCCAACTCTTACAGCCGGTGCAAACATTTCATCTATTTCTAATTTTTCAAAAGCAAATCTTGCTCCTTCTATTCCTAATGTCATTGCTTCTAGAGCAGGTAACATCATAGTTTGAATAGACGTACTAATTCTGTTTTGAAGTTCTTCTATACGTGTTTGATTGGCAATAGTTTTTCGTTCTAATTCTTCTTTTTCAATCAACGCTTTAATTTGGTCTTGTGTGCCATTTTTTATTATTGACTGTTGGTCTTGTTGTTTTTTTAAAATTTCTTTTGTTATCTCGTTGTTTGAATTTTGTACATCTTTCATTCTAGAAGACGCTTCTAATTGATTTTGTAATTCTTCACTACTCATTCCCATTAATTTTAAGAATGATTGTTGGGAGAAATAATCTTTGTTTAGAATATCAGTTTCTCTAGCTAATTTTAAAATTTCTTGTTGTGCTTCAACGTGTTTTCCTTGGAATTTAAGTTCACGTATATGATTAGCATTAATATTTTGACCAAGCATCGCACTTAATTTTAATTCTTCACCGATACTTGATTCAAAATCCAATAATCCAGCCGTAGAACTTGACATTTTATCCAATGTTGTTCCCATCTGTCTTGCTTGTGCTGCCGCTTTTATTAATTCTTCGGCACTACCTCTTGCAAATATACGAGTTTCTTGAGACGCATTTGCAACATCTGCCATCAAATCGTCCAAACCAACACCATAAGCTTTAGCAGCTGCAGTAGCAAATCCAAGCATTTGTGTTTTGGTTTCAGCACTTTTTGCACTAATACCGCCTAAGGTTTTTAAAAATTTGACACTTGTTTCTTCACTTATACCAAATTGTTTGTTCATTAAAACTACATTTTTTACCATTTCATCATTTCGCATGGTAATGTAATTAAAATTTTTACCGAGTGAAGACATAGTTCTTTGCATATCTTCAGCAGTAGCACCAAATTTTGCTAGACTTAATGCTGTTAATTTAACTTGTTCTTCTACTCCTACAGCTTGTTCTCTGAACATACCAAATTGTTGTCTGAGACTTGTTGCTGATTTATCTATTGATTTAAATCGTTCATACGTATCTTCCATTAAATCTGACAAGGAAGTTGGTATATTTAATTCACGTGATATTCTTTGAGAAATTTTTTCACTTGCTTCTTGTAATTGTTTTTGTTTTTGTAATTTACCGATTTGTTTATCATATCTTTCAATTTTTTTATCAGATAATTTAAGAAGTTTTTCTTCGGAAGAAATTTCTTCGTTCATAGACCTTATAAGGTCTTCTTGCACATTAGCTTCTTGTATTTCAGATTGTACGGATTTTAAATCGGTTTGATAACGTTTTTTAGCGTCTTCGTTTAAAGCAGTTGATATTTTTCTTTGTAATTCACTTTCTTTTGTAATTAATTGATTTAATTTTAATTTTTTATTATCTAATTCAACTTCTTTTAGTTTAATAGCTTTTTTCTTTTCTTCGATAGCAATCAAACTTTTATTTCTTGCTTGCAAAATACTTTCTATTGTATCGGCACGTTTACTTATACTTGCTTGCAGTTTATCGGAAACGCTTATTTTTTTATTTTCTTCATCTAAATAAGATATTCGTAGACCAGTTCTTTTGGTATACTCGGTAGCTAAATTGTTTATTTGTTGTTGAACCGACTTCTGCTTTCCTAAATTTTGCAAAACGTCTTGTAAAGTTCCACTATATTCTTTCGATTCTCTTGTCAGAATAGATTGTGAATTACCCCCTTCTTTTAAGAGTTCTGCAATTCTTTTTGCAATTTGTTCTTGCTCTTTAGTTACTTTTTCAGCCATATATTAAATATAAATATCTATTTTTTATAGTTTTTATATTAAAATGGTCTTTCTATTTTTGCAGCCGATTTCTTTTTTGTAGATGTAGACGAATCTTTGGATGATTCGGATTCTTTCTTTTTTAACTCTACCAAATGAAAGTAATAAAAATTGCGTAAAGAAATGGGAAGTTTGTACGCAATTTCTATATTAATCGCTCCCTGCGAAAAATAACACAGTTCTAATATTTGTTTATGAACACTTACTTTATATTCAGGACTCAGGCCAAAAAAAGGATACCGTCATCGGTATATCCATCCTTTCTTGATTTACACAATGTTCACATGTAAAATTAAAGGCCATGTCTAATTCAGGACTTATTTCTCTAATATAGGCTCTTAGGGCCATACTGTCTTTAGATAATAATTCATTATCAATAAATTTATTTATAACAGCTATATCTCTTTTACCATCTAACTCAACGATTATTCTTTTTAAACGAGTAGTTACTTCGGCACTTGCATTTTTCTTAATTTTTAACATCGCTTTTGAATCTTTTGCAATGGTTTCCTCATCATGTGATGTTAATAACTTAAATACAATGCTTCTTTTTGAAAATGGTAATGTAAAAGCAAATTCATTTACGCCTCTTTGATATGATTCAAAATTTACTTCTTTCTCATTAACATCATTTAAATCAATCGTGGTTTCGTTATTTTCACCACACTTTTTACATTGAATTTTTAAAGGACCATAATTATCACCATATGCTAAACGTCTAGCAGCGATAAACAATGCATTTTTATCAACCATCAATAAATCTCCTACTTTTACATTTGGAGTAGTTATTAAACTTTCAAGCAATTTATCCAAAACAACGCCGCTTTTAATGTAATTTTCGTTAGTTAATATATCTTCTTCTCTAGCAGTCATCATTTTCATATCAACAGTGCCTTTGCTTAAAGGACTTGTAGATGGATAAAAATAACCTTTGGATGGTAAAAATACCAATTCAGATGGAAATTGAGTTGGATTAACAGTTGACGGTGTTGTTTTAGCTTCGTGTTCCGAAACAAGTTTTTGTATTAAAATTTCATCACTCATAACTTATAAAGTACAACAATATATAGATTAAAAATTATAAAATATGTTATTTTATATTATGATTTAGCTTGTTGTTTAGCTGCGTTATATAGAGCTTTTTTTGCATCAACCGATTTATTTACAGTTTTTAAATTATTCTCCGATGATTCTTTTTCTTCAGGCGTACTAGCTTTATTAACTTTTTCTTTTGCATCATTACGTTTTTCTTCTGCATAATCCAATTCAGCTTGTCTTTGTGTAACTAAAGCTAAATTAGCTTTATGTGTCGCAGACTTTACTTTTGCTTCATCTTCTTTCATTATACCGATAATTACTTTTCTTATAAGTTTTTTTTGTTTTTCTGATAGTTGATTTTTAATAGAATCAAGTTTTGCATTCATAATATTTTTAACATCTTCACTATACGCACCAAATAAGTCTGCGATAAATAATTTTTTTTGTTTATCGTTAAGAGTAACATATTGTTTTCTTAGTTCACTGGCACTTCTTGCAGGTTTACCAAGTATTGTAAAATCTGTTGTTGGAACTGTATCTATATAACCATGTTTAATTGCAGGTTCTAGTTTATCAAGTTTTTTTGGAAGTGGTTGAAGATAAGTTGGTGAACCATCTTTTTTAATAAATTTACTAAATCTAGGATCTTCCATCATATCCTTTTCACTAACAGCAAAAATTATTGAATCTTTATTAATATCGATTGGTATTTTTCCTATTAAATTATTTAAATTATAGTTTTGTACAACTTTAATTATTTTACTTTGTGGTATACCTGTAAGTACCATCATCATCAATTTTTCTTCAAAACTAAACGGAGATTTCGGCAATTCTACTTTATCAGTAGTAGTTATATAAACATCATTACCACCATATTTTGTACTTAAAAAATCATATACGCTTTTGTGACCTGTATGAAAAGGGTGAAATCTTCCGGGGTATATTACAAATAATTTTTTACCTAATTGCATATATTAATAAATAGAAAAACCCCAGCAAATGCTGGGGTTCTTTTTTTGTAATTCTCTTTTAGTATTGGAGGATTGCGTAATCGTAAGATATGGTTAATGTGATTGTTTGTGCATCACCATCATTTGACCAATCTTGATCGTTAAAAGTTGAATCTTGAATAAAAGCACCTTTTAAAGTCCATTCTTCAACTTTATCACCTACTGGACCAAGAATATTACATGTTAAATCTTTCTTGTAGAAATCTTGGTAACCATCACGACCGGTTACAGATTCGTGATGTAAACGTACCCATTCCATTACTGCTTGAGCACCTGATGGAACAATTGGGTCATAAAGTTCCATGCTGATTGTGTCCCAAACACTCTTTCCCTTAAAATACCATTTTAAATTAATATGGTCGAGGTCTTTTCTGTTTTGAGTTAACTTTGGACGATCGATTTTTTTGATAATAAATGATGGTACGCCGTCACAATACAAAATAAACCTATTCTTTGTTTTTGGTTCGAATGATGTGAAAAATATTTCTTGTGAATTTAGTAGTTCTGCCATATGTTTACCTTTCTTTTTATAAATATAAAAAAAACAAATTATATTTAATTTCACATAAAATTATTTAATACTTATCAATATCTGAACCATCGGTTAAATATGAGTAGACCTAAAAAAAATCCCGACTGCGTAATTAAAGTCTGTAAAAATTGTAATAAAAACTATCAAATATCTTTTTATAAAAGAAACAGATCTACATACTGTAGTAAAAAATGTTCGAATACAAACGTTGATGTTTTGAATAAAATCCGTGAGTCTCAAAAGAAAACTCATATTGAAAAATATAATGGTTTGCATCCAATGCAAACTGAACAAACAAAGAAAAATTTTAAAAATGCAATATTAAATAAATATGGAGTTGAAAGTTATAGTAAATTGAGTGAATACAAAGAAAAAGTTAAAAAAACAAAATTAGAAAAATACGGTAATAAAAATTATAATAATATTGAAAAAATAAAAAATACATGTTTAGAAAAATATGGAGTTGATAATATTTTTAAAAACAAAAATATAAGAAAAAAAATTAATAATACAGTAAAATTTAATCATTTCAATTTTATTAAAAATTATTGTGAAGCTAAAAATATAACACCTTTATTTTCTGAATCCGAGTACAACGGTTATTTATTTCAAAACAAATATAAATTTAATTGCAATGTCTGTAATAAAATATTTGAAACAAATGTATACAAAATAAATCATATATTTTGTAATTTTTGTAATCCGTTGGATAAAAACACACTAGAAAACGAAATATATCATTTTATTAAATCTATAATAAAAGATGACGTAATTGTAAAACAAAAAGATAGAACCGTTTTAAACGGTAAAGAATTAGATATTTACTTACCATCAAAAAATTTAGCATTTGAATTTAATGGATTATATTGGCATAGTGAAAACGCTAATAATATTAAAAAATATTATCATTTAAATAAAAGTCGTAGTTGTATATCAAAAGGTATACGTTTAATTCACGTATTTGAAAACGAATGGATTTATAAAAAAGAAATTGTTAAATCGATAATTTGTAATATATTGCAAGTTGAAAATAAAAAAATTTATGCTAGAAATTGTGAAGTGAAACACATTACAGAATCCGAAAAAAATAATTTTTTAGAACAAAATCATTTGCAAGGAAGAGATAAATCTTCTGTTAAATATGGTCTTTTTTTTAAAAATGAACTTGTATCAGTAATGACTTTTGTTAAATCTCGATTTGATAAAAAAATACAATATGAAATGTATAGATATTGCACTAAGTTAAATTTTAATGTAATAGGAGGCGCTTCAAAATTATATAAACGTTTTTTAAAAGATTATAATCCTACAAGTGTGGTATCTTATAATGATAAAAGATATTTCGACGGAATTGTTTATCAAAACTTAGGGTTTAGTTTTATTCAAAATACACCACCAAATTATTGGTATATTAATCCTGATTACAAACATATACAAAATAGAATGACATTCCAAAAACATAAATTGAGTAAGTTATTCAAAAATTACGACAATAATTTAACGGAATGGGAGAACATGACACAAAACGGTTATGATAGAATCTGGGATTGTGGCAACGGAAAATGGATATGGAAAAAAACTTAAGACTTACTTAAGTTTCTGTCTATAATATTTTTAGCGGTATCTTTTATACGGTTTAAATAACCTTTGGTTCTCAATAACTTAAATACTATATTTTCTGTACTATACTCGCCTACACTGTCTAAACCGCTTTGACGCATGTCATACAATCTTTTCATTATATTTTTAAGAGCAACGCCGTCTTCGTTAGATACAGCGTGGTCTATTTGTTTAACAAGTTCTTTGTACTTCTTTTTAATTGCATCTTTATCAACTTCTATTTCTTCATATTCAGGTTTAAGTACCCATTTATCATTAAGTACGCTGTAAATTGCTTGGCTTTTATTTTTTTCTTCGGTGTCTTGTATATAAACTTCAACTGGATGATTGCCTATTCTTATATGATGGTTTTCATTCCACTTACTCTTAAGCGTATCAACGTAACTTTTTACTAAATCTACATTTTCGTCAATATCTTTAAAATCAATCAATATATGTAAATCGATATCACTTGTAGGCGTCCAATTATAACCAGCACTACTGCCTATCATTAGTATATCTTTTATAGGAGCTTCTAATTCAGTATCTTCATAGAATTTGGTACCTATTTTCTTAAGCGCTGACACTTTGTCTGGTTTAAGATTATCTTCGTCATCAAATAATTCTGGGTTTAATATACTATTATAAATTCTATTAGATTCTTTAATACCGGTTAATTCTTTTAACTTATTAATAGTATCTACAGCATTTGTATGTAATATGCCTTTACCACCTGCTTTTATAAATTCATCAATATTTTCAGGCTTATCATCTATCAATATACTATCAGATGTAGCATATTTAGCTTTATCAGTGCTTCTGCCTACTAAATTAGGTTTTAGCTTGACATTGTTATTTTTAAGCCAAATTAACTTACCTTTTGTTGCTTGAGGATCCGTTGCGTGACTTAATATTTCAGTATCACAACAATTAAGAAAGTTATAAAGCAATTCACCGTCTTTCATCCATGGCATTGTAGCATAATACTCAGGACTATTTTTCTTTACAAAATGATATCTTTGTGATTTACCGTGATCAGCTTCATATTTTTCTACTGGTGTACCACCACTAAAACGTTCGAATTGTTTAGCCCAATCAGCAATTACACCATCCATATCCAAATATACTTTAAACTTAGGTACTTTCATCTTTTATAAATAGATAATATTTCAGTATATTTTTATAAAAAGTACCTATGCTTTCAGCGCTTTTTATATAAGCATTATATATTATATTTTATTAAGTTTTAGTTCGTACAAGCGCTTGCTTTTACTTATACTTTCTATAAATTCAAAAGTCAAAAAAAATATTTATTTTATTTTTTTATGAAAATAAAGATATTGGAATTCGTCTCCATTCGCCGCCGCTGTAAATATAAAAATAGTCTCCGTCATAACTTATCCAGCCATCTTGTCCATAATCAGACGATTGAAACGGTACTTGATGGTATATTTTATCGGGAAATCTTTGAAATATTCTGAATGCTGTGTTTATAGGTCGTCTCCAATCGTTGGTATATATAGGCAATCCATTACAATCGTAACCCGAAATATATTGTTTTGTAGTATAATCATAATCAAACGTTGATATTTCTCTCTTTAACCAGCCTGCAGGCGATTTATATACGTAAATATATTTTTCGTCATAAGCTAACCATCCATCTTCTCCATAATCTTGAATAGATTTTGGCGCTGGATGAAATATTGTTGTTTTTGTAGGAATTTTTGGTATGATATTATCGTTATTACTAACATACGTTGTAGGTTTCAATTCCATGCCTACATTATTAATTTTATCATAATCAGTATTTTTATCTTTTAAATTTGTAGTATCCTCGTATTTAGGAGGTTGGATATCATTTAATGATGTAACTGTTTGTTCACTAAGTTTTATTTTACGAACAGTAAATAATTTATTTGTGGTATTTTTAATACCAGTCATACTGTTAACCGTATTATCGTTTAGTAAATAAGCGTATACTACAATATCGAATGTTGTTTTTACATTACGATCTTCACCGTCATTTACTTCTTGTTCAACGCTATAATTATCTATTCTAGCTCTAAATTTAAATCTTTCTCTATCTCCCCAATAATCTTTTGAAGCATAATTTATTTGTTCAAGTATTTTATTGTTTTGGTCTACATAATC